ATATAACATACCAGCAGTTACTGCAGAAGCTATATATGATAGGCAAGGTATGTTGTATATAAAGTTTACAAATAGGAATGGCAAGACTTCAACTTATCCATATTCAGATATAATTCATTTAAGACAAGATTATAATGAAAATGATATTTTTGGAGAGAGTCCTAAGGAAGCACTATTACCATTAATGGAGATAGTAAATACAACAGATAAGGGGATTATAAATGCAATTAAAAATGGAGCCTTAATAAAGTGGTTATTAAAGTTTACTGGTACTGTAAGACCAGAGGACCAGAAGCAGCAAACAGAAGATTTTTCAAATGCTTTTCTAAATATAGAAAACACTGGAGGTGTAGCTGCAGTTGATGCAAAAGCAGATGCAATACAAGTAGATCCGAAAGACTATGTTCCTAATGCATTACAAATGGATAGAACTATTCAAAGAATATATTCTTTTTTTAATACAAATGAAAAGATAGTTCAATCAAAATATAATGAGGATGAATGGAATGCATATTATGAAAGTGAAATTGAACCTCTAGCTATGCAATGGAGTTTAGAAACAACACGAAAGATATTTACACGAAATGAGAGAAGTTTTGGAAATAAAATCATTTATACAGCTAATAATCTTCAATATGCTTCCATGTCAACTAAATTAGGGTTAGTAGCTATGGTAGATAGGTCTGCTATGACACCTAATGAATGGAGGGAAGTATTAAATCTACCTCCAACAGAAGATGGAGACAAACCTTTACGTAGGCTTGACACAGTACAAGTTAATGAAATTGAAGAAAAGCTATATAATAAATTAATAAAAAGATTGGGAGGAGGTGATTAAGAATGATTGATATAGATGTGAAAGGAGAAATAGTACCTAGTGGTGGAGAGTGGATCTATGATTGGTATGGAATACAAGCCACATCTCCTAAGATGATAATTAACAAAC